TGGGTGGCGACAGAGGGAAGCCGGGGGTTTGGAAGTCACCCCCGGCTTTTCTAGTCTAAGGCTTCCGAGATCATCTGAGTTTTCTTAGCCAGTGTCCGTGCGACGATTTCATCGCAGGAATTTGCAAGGCCAAACGACCGCACGATGACTGGCCGAGACTGGCCAATGCGGTGGCATCGCTTCGACGCCTGAGCGTTAGTCGCCGGCACCCAGTCAAGCTCCACGAACACAACCTGATTGGCCGCAGTCAACGTAATCGCTGTCGAGCAGGCCGTGATCTGACCGATAAAGACGCGGCAGTTCGCGTCGGTCTGGAACCTATCGATCTCAGCTTGGCGTTCGTTGTTGCCCATGCCGCCTACAATGTAGGCCGGATTAAACTCGGCCAGTTCTTCTCGCAGTATCTCTAGCGCCGACTTGTGGTAGGCGAACACGACGACCTTGTCGTAGGCGTGGTCCTTCAACTCGGACGACAACTGCGCGGCAATCGGCTTGGCTTTTGCCGTTGCTGTCAAGCGCCGAAGCGATGCAATGTGCGGGGCTATAGTGTCCACCTTGTCCGACAAATCTTCTTGGGACAGGGCGTTCTGGATGATAAGCTCTACGGCTTCGCGCTCTCGCTCATCAGCGATATGGTTCGTGTCGTTCCAGCCGTCCGCTTCGACCACCGCGTCCTGCCACCACAATTGTGGTAACTCCTTCAGCACCGTCTCGGCTTTCCGGCGGAGCATGATCGACTTCAGGATCGTCTTGAACTCGGCCATGCGCTCGGCCTTGTTGCCCAGCACCTTCAGCCCGAACTGGCCGTTCCAGGTCTTGCAGAAGTACAGCGTATAATCGACAAAGTTTAGAGGGTACTGCCAAATCGCTTTGAGATGCGTCCAGAAATCGCTGACATCGTTAGGAACGGGAGTACCGCTAAGAAGCCAAACACGATCAGCGAAACGGACAAGACCATCACCGCGACAGTACTGGCCATATAGATACTTTGTGCGCTTAGCCTGACGGTTCTTGAGATAGTGCGCCTCGTCCAAGACGATAACGTCCGGCTCCAGCTTGGCGATCTCATTGCGCGCTTCCTTAGACTGGGTGAGTTTGTCATAGGAGTAGACGAGGACTTGCCGCTCGACTGTGCCCCACTTCTCGAACTCGCGTTTCCAGTTGATCTTGGCGATGGCGGGGCAGACGACAACGACTTTTGTAAGGCCGAGAAGATCACAGGCCGCGATGACCTGAATCGTCTTGCCGAGTCCCTGTTCATCCGCGAGAAACGCGGCGGGGTTTTCTGCGAGGAACTTCGCCCCCGTCTTCTGATACTCGAATAGGTGTTCCACTCTCCAACCTTTCTGCGGCGTAGCAGGCGATCAGCGCAGCATCCGCCCGGCCATCGTCCTTCTTCCTAGCGAAGAGGTGCGCTTGGTCGGGGAATAGTTCTTGCGCTCTTGCCCGGCTTCCGTCCTTTCCGCCGAATAGACGCATAGCCTTAGTCCATGTTTGCGGCGGGATCAACGAGAAAGGAATGTCGAGCGCAGCAAGAACGCCCTCTAACACACCAGCCGCACGGCCAAAGCTGAAGGTCGAGGCTACACCCTGGCCGGGCATAGAGTGGACTTTCTCGACGAGCGCGGTGCATTCACCCGAATATGGTTGCAGCGCATGAGAAAGGGCCACGGCATCAACTTGGTTGACGGTCCGCGGCCCTCGCTTAACTTTAGTAGTGGGCATATCAATCACGACAATCGAACGGTCGTCCGTGTCGAGAATAACTAAAGCGCCAGAAGCGCCGGGGTCTACGCCCATGATTTTCATGGGCTGAATAGTAGACCTTTAGAACTTAGTGCGCAAGTGACTACGTGGCCCCAGTTTCTTACGGTGCCGAAGAGCCGCTGGCTTACTACGCCGCTTGGCTTTTGGCATCGGCTTCCATGTTTCTTTCGATACGTTCTTGGCCATTACTTCTTCTCGTATACCTTGTAGTCGCCAGGGTCGGTGAACTTTGCGCCCTTGGGCAGCGCGTCGTACTGTTCTTGCGAACGAACCATCGGAGCTTCGCGAAGCTGGCGCAGAAATTCCTCTGCGGTCTTGCCAGTTTTCTCTTGGAATGCGCGGTTGATAAGAACTTTCTCGGTACGATTGCGCCGCTTCAGGCTCTTAATCAATGCAAGTTCTGGGTTCTCGGCCTCGAACTTCTGCATCGCCACGTCGCGTGCCTTGGTGTAGACATCGCGGATTGCCTGCACCTTACGCACATCGTCAAGCTGCTTGTACTGCGCTGACTGGATCAGCGGCAGTACGCCTCGCTCGGCGATGATGCCGAGATCGCGGTTAATCAGGCGGTCCATTTCCGGATCGCCAGTCTTCGGCCCGAGTTCGTAAGGTGCCAGACCGAGACGGTCGATCTCGCTTTCGAGGAAGTTCTTTTCTTGGCGAATAGTCACACCAAGAAGCTGGCGCAGTGCCGGGTCCACGGTGACGGACGCACCTTCACGGGTCGGTAGCTCGGCTTCGGGTACTCCGAGAGCGCGCTGCGCACCGGGCACAGCACGCAGCGCCGTGCCGAGCGCGCTGTCCTTGGCGTCACGGTACACCGCTTCTTCCGGATTGTACTGCGCGTAGAAGTCCTTGAACTGCTGGAACGGAACAAGGAAGCCACCGCCGACATTCGCCAGCCACTGCTTGGCGATGGTCTTGGCTTTCTCGGTATTGGTTCCGGCGCTCGACAGATCGCGGATAAGTTCGTCGGCGACATAGAGACCACCGCCGGCACGGAACTGCGCGCCAGTCAGACCCTGAAGAATATCCTTCGCCCCAAACGCAAGGTCAACCGACCCGTCTTGCGCCCGCTTGATGATGTCGGCGACCAGCAGATACGGCGCGGCCGGGAAGAACGGACGGAGGTCGAACGTCTTGCCGCTGTCGGTCTTGGCTTCGTACCACTTCTCGCCAGCGTTCTCGCTGTTGCGGAACTCATACGCGGCATACAGCAGCGACGAGCCGACCATCGCCTTTGACAGCGCCGAGGTGTCGCCCTTGGCAAACTTCTCGCGCTCAGCCTTGCTAAGCAGACGAGCAAACCCGGCCGGGCTGTGATCGAACTGGAACTTCATGGCGTTGACCATGAAGCGCGGGAACGGCATGACCGTTGCCAGTGGCAGACCGCCCTTCTCTACTGCGCGAACGAACAGGTCGGCGAAGCTGTCGCGCTTGGGACGACCCGAATACGTGTAGTCCAGCGTGGCATTGAGTGCGTTCTGATACGCCTCTTCCGGCAGTTCATTGAGCCGCTCAGCGTCAACCAGTTCATCGAAGTTGTAACCAAGCTTGGTTGCTTCCCGGCGAAGATAGACCGGGAAGATCGCCTTGCGCGTAGCCGTTTCCGATACGCGGTTGAAGAGGTTGATGGTATCGACGGCCTTCTCGGCTTTCGAGAATGCGTCTTTCTTCGTGACGCGCGCGATGTCGGAGGCGTATGTGGCCATCAACTCGGTGTTGACGCCAGGCTGTACATTGCGAAGCTGATCGTAGAACCGCTTGTTCTGCGCCGGATTGAACCGGTCCGTGATGACGGCGAATGCGTCCATCGGGTTGACGCCAACCTTCTCGGCGCGGAACGGATTGGCGGCCGTGTTGATCGCAGCGTCGGCGAGGTTCGTCGCCACGTCGATAGGCACGCGGGCCAACGACGAGATGTTGTTGCGCATGGTCGTGGCCATGTTAGACACCAACGCACCGCGGTACGTGTTCGTGAGGCGCTGCCACAGCGAGAGGTCTGCTGCCTGCTCGACACCGAGCTTAGCGAGTTCACCCGCTTCCTGCGGAACGTAGCGACTAGCAATGCTGAAACGCTGCATGGTGCGCGCCGCATCGCCGAGACCCTGGCGGGTGCCGGTGAACAGTTCCATTACGTCTTGGTCGTTGAGGTTGTACTTCTGTACTAGTTCGCGGAACTGATCTTCAGGAACAGTCCCGGCCTTGACGTGGCGGTAGAAGAACTCAGAGAACGGCATATCGGCGGGGCGAGTAAGCCCACCGGCATTCAAGTAATCTGATGCGAAGTTCGCCACCTTGCCGCTGATGTCCAGCTTCGGCAGCGGCTGAGTCATGCCCTGGTCGGCCATGCTCTCAAGCGCAGCCTTGCCCTCGGCAGGCGTAAGCGTCGGCATCTCGTTGACAGGTACAGTCGGCTCAGCCTTCGGTGCGCGGACCTTGGGCATCGGCGGCGGTGTCACTTCGGCCGCGACTTCAGCAACGCGGGGCAGAGCCGGAGCGGTACGTGTGGGGAGTTCCGGAACGGCAGCGAACGGATACTTCATCGTCGCAAAGTCGGCGATGCCGAGTGCCTGTTCGGCAAAACCCTGCGGCGTCTGCTTAACGCTAGTCAGCGCCTCAATCGCCGGAAGCACCCCGATGTTTTCGAGAAGCTGGCCCGTGCCTTGGGCGGCACCCATGAGGCCAGCCTGGGCGGTAGTGTATGCGGCAGCGCCGATGTCACCGAGTGGCGCGTACAGATACTTCCCAAGAACGCCAAGCTTTTCGAGTTCGCTCCGGTTGGCGGGATCGAGACCAAGCGACGGCTCCGCCGCGAACACATCACCCGCACCGGCAATCGCCGCACCGAGTGGCGTCTGGCTGGCTGGGCTAGAGGCAACTTCCGGCGCGGTTGGCGTGACCTCGCCGCCAATGCCCGGCAAGAACTGCGCGCCCTTGCCGCCTTGGGCGACGTAGTCCACCATCTGCTGCGTCAACGCCGGGTCAAGCGAAACGCCCTCGCCAGCCGCGAGCTTCAACAGTTCGTCGAGATTAGCCCCGGCATCGAGGCGAGCCTGAAGCCGCTGCGCCAACGAGGCGCTGGACTGAAGCTGCGCCGAAGTGTTGGCGTCTGCCATTTAGACCTCGTTATGTTACTGCCCAAACAAGGGCGAACCGGTTCCACTCAGAATACCACCGAAGGGGTTAGCGTTCGGCTTCGATACCGCCTGGCCGGTAAATGGTACATACCGCTGCGCGCGCTTATCCCACTGCGCCATAACCGGCTTGCCGTTAATCATGACCATCTTGGGTTCGGGCAGCGACCCGCCACCGCTACCACCGCTGCTACCGCCACGCGGAGCAGACGCGGCCCGCGCTTCGCGGCGCTGTGCCAGTCCGAAGTTCGCGACCTGATACGGCGTCATCGTCTTGGTGATCGTCTCGATCACCTTGCCGCTGTCCTTATCGACAACCTGGATCGCACCGCCGATGTCACGGCTTTCGGTGTTAGCCGGCAACTTGATGTCGGTAACTTGGCTCGAACCGTCACCAAAGATAATCCGCATATTGCCGGTGTCAGGATCGCGCTTAGTCTGGAACACTTGCTTCGGGCGGAATGCTTCCTGCGAGACCAGCTTCAACGCCTCATCAGCCGGAAGGTTCTCCAGCACGCCGCGCTTGTCTTCCGGAAGTACCTGCGAATATGTCTTCAAGAATTCCTTGTTGCGGCGATCCTGCTCGGCCTTAGCCTGAAGCTGGGCAAGCTGCATCTGCGAACCAATGCGGCCCTGCGCCTGCTGCTGCACTTGAGCCATGACTTCCTGCGGCGTGGTACGTGATCCACGCGCCACCGAACCGAGAAGCGCACTGAGGGCCAGGAGCTTGTCGCCACCGGTCAGTACGGAGCTTACATCGCCCTGTGACAGACGCTGCATATTCTGAAGATACTGCGCTTCGGGCGACATCGGCTGCGCGGCCGGCATAGCCGCTGCCTTATTACCGCCGAACAGAGAAGAAAGAAGGGCCATTCCGCGTTCCTACTTAGAAGATGCCGAGGTTCTTAAGACCGCCGAGAACGCCAGCGACGTTGCTGGCCGTTCCGAGGAACCCGCTACCCGGAGTAGTTGAAGTGGTCGTGGCCGACTGCACGTTCGGCAGGCCGGTGAGACCCGACTGCAAAATCTTAAGCTGCTCGACCGGATAGCCGCGCTGAGCGAGGAAGTCCTGATAAGCCACGTCGAGGTTCTGCTGGGCCAAGCCGCGCTGCTGCTGACCAACGCCCGACAGCATAGCCGCACGGGCCTGCTCCTGCGAAAGCGCCTGATTGCCGTAACCGGCAAGAGCGGCAGCGCCGGCAAGCTGCTGACCCGGCAGCGCCGATGCGAGGTTAGCTGCCTGAGTGTAACCCTGGCTGTACAGATTGGCCAACGTCTCGGCGGTGTTACGTTCCTGCTCGGCCGCAAGCTGAGCTTCGTAAACGCCGCGGCGTTCGTTGCCGAATGCACGGGAAGAAGCAAGCTGCGCCTTGGTAGCGGCGTCGCGCTCGGCGCGGGCCTGCGCCAGACGAGCCATCGTGGCGTCAACTACCTGTGACTGATACGGGTTCATGAAACCCTGCACGTTCTGTTGGAACTGCTGCGGGCCGAACATCGCGGCCTGCTGGGCAACCTGAGTGGCCTGGGCCAGTTCCGGTGCGCCTACACGGCCAGTAACGGCCTGCTGCGTGATGTCGAACGCCTGCTGCTCGGCGGGGCGGAAACCCGCAACGCGAGGGCCGCTGTACGGCTGGTACGGCAGAGAAGCCACTTGCGTCGCGGCGTTGATGTTGCGCGACAGTGCTTCCTTGATGAACGGGTCCAGCGTATTCTGCTGGGTTGTCGTAGCAGTCTGGCCACCCTTAGACATCGCTTACAAATCCTTAGCTACCGTCGTGCATAAATGTTTTGCGCCGCGGCTTTCTAAAACTCTTACCCAGCCCTTCCTACCAGAAACTGATAAGGATGAACACCCTACTACTTTAGCATAGATTTCGATTGAATCCCACATCTCAAGTAGTTCTTCAAGGTTGCCCCCGGCGAGAAAGATATGGAACACTTTCTTCTTTGGGTAAACATATATCTCAGTAATAACGGCGCTGTTCTTACCCGGCCAGAATAGGAACCGGCCTTCCTCTACGCCCTGCCAGACATCGTCGATGTCGTGTGTGCCATTGGCGTATAGTAGCGCGTCTTCGAGCCAGCCCTTGCAACGCTCAAACTCGGCGCGTAGGTCCATCTTACTGTTGCGCCTGGATAACTTGCAGCACCGCTGCGGGAGCGGCTGGAGCAAAGGCGGTAGAGGCTACGGTGTCCACGGTAACGCTAGTGCTGTCCGACGCGAACATAATTTCCAGGTAACCATTGGCCTCGAGCGATACCGTCTCCGCCAAAGCAACAGGAATGTAACCGCCGTTAATGTCGGTCGTCACGAGCCGCGCAGAATTGGCAATGTCCGTCCCGTTCTTGCGGAACCAAACCCAGACAGTCTTGGCGGATGAACTAGTGCTGGTGATCTGCAAGGTTACGTCGAACTGATAGAGGCCGGACTGCGGCACGACAATCCGCGACGTTGGCGAACCAATGGCAACGCCGTTTGAAATCTGGGCGCTGTCGAATGTAAGCGCATACGCAGTGTTAACGGCCGCGGGCGTCTGGTCGGTAGTCTTTGAGAAGACACCGTAGTACTGCATCTGCGTGATTGTCGGGCGCACGAAGATGATGCCGGTCGTGGCGTTAGAAGTAATACAGGCCGCGAGCGGAATGACGTTATTCGGCGCGGTCGGCTTGACGTTCGTAAGCGCCCCGGCCGTGGTCGGCGAGGCGTAGAGAATATCGCCAGGGCTAAACGCGCTGGTGTCCAGATCACGCACAAACCCCCACGTAGTGCAGTAGCCCTTCTCGCCGCTGTCGGGGAGATCGTGCGTCATGACGCCGAGAATGTACAGCGACGGCTGAGACCCGTCCGCCAGATACGGCGCAACCAGAAGCGCGTTAGACGTGGCCCCGGCAAAGCCGACTACCGTACCGTTAGGGATCGTAACGCCGGTCGTGTTGCCGACGCGGGCGTAAGTCTCTTGCCCAATCTGCTGGATCACGCCGTAGTCCATGCCGAGATCGAGCGTCTCGTCTGTACTATTCCACGCCAACCGCGCCTTCTGCATCGTGTGCGCAAGGCCCGTGGTGAAGTCGATCTCTGGCGTGACCAGCTTTTCCGGCGATGGGATTACAACGTCGGAACCCCGGCCGTAACGCTTGCCCATCTCGACTTCGAGTAGACGATTACGCTGCGATTCCGTAAGCGGACTGTATGCTGGCGGAGGCGAGGGGAGTTTCACCGACGACCCCCGGCAATCGCTTCAAGCCGCATCGTCCCGACGCGCCAGTCTACGTTATCCTGGGCGATAATCTTCATCTTGACTTGGCGCCCGTTGAAGCGGACACTGGTCGGATTGGCCATGCTATAGGGACCGTAGGTCCACTGCGGCGCATTCGGATAATACTTCGTCGAGAACGAAACGGTAACTTGGCCCTGCGTGCGCTCGTCCGGAATAAGTTCGTTGACGTAGAACACGCGGTCGCCATTGCCGACTTGCACCGGCCCGGACTCAAGATATACTTCTGCGCCGCCGTGGTTCACACCGACTTCGTGGTCGTAGATGTAGCCGTCCGTCGTGACATACAGCGGATTGGCGAACTGACCACGATCAGTACCCGCTGCGCGTGCGAGCGTTCCGATGGTCCAGTAGTTCTGCGAGTAGTCCCACACGACGTAGCGGTCGTTCTCCATCGAGCTTGCCGATGGGTAGAACCACCACACCTCGTTGAACTGCGAGTTGTTGACGGCGTAGACTTTGCTGATCTGCGCCTGGTTGATGTCGCTGAAGACGTAGTCCGACACTTCGCACGGCACCGACTTGACGTAACCGTCGTACATATAGAAGCCGCGTGTCCCCATCCACACGGCGAAGTTGTCCTGCACGGCGATGGCGTTCGGCCCGGCGAGGCCGCAAGCTCGGCCCGCATACTCTGAAGTATAGACGAACGGCTGGCCGGTATAGGTGACGATGTGCGCGTCCATGTCGGTCAGGATCAGGTTCTGACCGCGAACGCGCTTACCGGCGACGATCTTACCGCCGGTCTGAAGAATGAGGCTGCCGGCGTTGTTCGTGCTGCTCGGCGTCCACACCGTGTTGTCTTCGAGATCGGACCACTGGACTTTGCGCGGATTGCCCCCGGCGCCTAGCGCCATCATCGCGCGTTCGTTCGTGACGAGGACCGCGGTGTTGCCGGTCGGCGCGTTAGTGACAGCCGCGGCCTTTGTCGGCGTGGTAGCGTCAAGCTGCCACTCGTAAATCTTGCCGTCGTAGTTCGAGCAGGCGACGAGATACTCGCCCCACGTATCCATCGACCAAGTCGTTGCCGGCGTGGTCGAACCTATGTCGGCGCGAGGGACGCCATAGTAACCGGCGCTGTATGCGCCAACCGAGTAACCACCACCGACAGTCGCGTCGGCATTGCCGGACACAAAGCCAGTCGGCGTAATGTCCACCACGACGCTCGACTGCGTGATGGCGTAGAGCTTCGAGTGCGTGCCGACGCTAATCCAGCGCGTATTGCTATTGTCGCGCCACGTAATCATGCCACGCGGCTTGCCGGACATTTGCGTCGTGGTGCGCTGCTGCCACCCACCAACCGGCCGGATCATCCCTTCCACCCAGCGCACAAAGTTCGCGTCATACCAGCGGCCCGAAGCGTCAAGCTCCGTACCGTTACGGTAGATACCAGGGGGAAGTTTGATCGGAAGAAGGGCCATGTCAGCGTCCGTAGTTAACAGCGCATTGTATATCAGTTTTTAGCAGAGTTTGCACTATTGGGGCAATCCCGCTCACAAACGCAAGCATACTTACTGTTATGCGCTTCAATCTCGGCGATAGTTTCGGCCGTGTCCTTCGTGCTGTCGTAAGTAATAGGTTTAGAGATGCGGCAGTAATCACTGAGTACGGCGGGCGCGGTCGAATCTAGAACGCAGCCGCTCGTCACGAACAGGATCGGGAGTAGCGATAGCTTGATCGGCTTGCTCTTCACGGCGCTGCATCTCCTTCATATCGGCTTCGCGCTGCGCGGCCTTGCCTGCTTCAAGCAACTGCCGGTCCGCGAACAGGCGCCCAACCGCCTGAAGCAAACCCAGCAGTTGCCTGAATAGTTGGATCACTTGATGCCGTTGCGGACGAACGCGGCCAGCAGGGCGGTGAAGACCAGGTTGGCGGTCTGCATCAGGTCGGCGTCGCCAACGAGATAGGCGGCGACGGCGCTGACAACAGCGACGCCTGCGGTAATGTAAGTCTTATATCCTGCAAACATCTTACTTCTCCTTACGGATATTTCTTCCAAGGAAGCTGCCAGTGCGGCCCGTCCTTGAAAGTTTGCCAATCGCCGCCCCATTCAATCGGGACTTTGAGTTCGGCTGCGGCCTGCTTAACAGCTTTGGCGATCTTGTGATAGAGCGGCCAGTCCCAGCGGACTTCACCGTCGATAACGGCGGCAAGGTCAACTGCGTGTCCGGTCAGGTGGCGCGAACGCATAGTCTTCGAGGCACCTGACTTGACGAGTTGTTGCTGTCGGGCAACAGTACGCAGCCCTTCGAGAACGGTGAAGTCTACTTCGGTCAACTGAATGGCGCGCTCGACGACACGAACGAGATCAGGGTGTACGCCCTTCAATCGTTCCTTCGACTTGGCGCCCAGGGCGAAAGGCATCACCCACCTACCTTCATCTTCAGCGCAGTCCAGATAATCCCGGCGGCGACGATCAGGCCCGACAGCCACTTAATGAAAGCGACAACGCCCGACGCGGTTTTCCAGGCATCGACAAGGCCGGCCACTTCATTAGAGAGCCGGTCAACCTTGTCAGTCAGGTTGACGATTTCCTGTTCGAGCAGAGCAATCTGTACGTCGTGTTGCGCGTCGGACATGGCGGGACCTATAGAGAATAAGCGATGATAACAACTGCGGCCGTGGGTGCGGCCACATCAATTACAGACTTAGCAGTCCAGACTCGGCCTTGAAACCCACCATGCCAAGGCATATTAGCGCGAACGCCGAGGCCGTAGCGCTCAATCCAGCGATACTCAGCCTGAGCGTGTTCGCGGCCTGCGTAGAAGCCGGTAGCAAACGCCGCTCCGGCCCACCAGTTGCCAGTCAGCAAACCGATTGCTGCTTGGGCGAGGAGAGCGAGAGCGGCGTGTATCATGCTACTTGGCTTCGAGTTCGGCGACGCGGGCGCGAAGCGACTGAAGTTCCTTGACCAGCAGCGGGACAAGCTTGGAGTAGTCAACGGCCATCATCTCGTCTTCTTCGGGCGGCGCGCTTACTGCCTCCGGAGCTACTTCGATAAGCTCTTGGGCGATGAAGCCGTAACGCTGATGCGAACCGTTAGTCTTCCAATCAAACTTGCGGACCCGAATAGCGTCTATCAGGTCCGAAGCGTCATCAGCGTCGGCGATGTTTTCCTTCAGGCGTTCGTCGGAGGTAATGTTATACGAGGTGAGGGACCCGTCCGTACCGATCCAACCCACGCGGCCGTTGTCGTTGAAGAACGACATTTGGCTAGTCAGCGAAGTTCCGGCAATCTTAGTGGCGACACCGCCAAGAGCCTGGAACCGGAGAAAGGAGACGTTATCAAACGTGCTAGACGTGCCGACCAGAACCTGACCGTCGCTGTTGATGCGCATACGCTCTGTGTCATTCGTGGTAAGACCAAGCGCGTGGTTCGTGCGCATGCCCATGTAGCCAATTGACGAACCGCCAAGTGGTTTGAACTGGAAGGTGGCAGTGCCATCGCTGACGTTCAGCTTGTCAACCGGGCTGCTAATTCCAATGCCGACATTGCCACTGCTGTCGAGCACCATCGGGTTGGTTCCCGCAGTTGCCCCGGACGAAAACCGCATAGTCGTGCCGGTCGGGTTGTCGATCCAGAACCACGATCCACCCGCACCAGCAACCCGGATAGCGCCGACCCCGCTAGAGCCAACGAAAGAGCCGGTGCCGTTAACATCGAGCTTATATCCGGGGCTGCTTGTCCCGATCCCGACGTTCGTGCCGTCGTCGTAGACCACCGACGCGGAGACCGCCGACGTGCCGTTGCCCTTGACCAAATAGCCCGAGGTCAGCGACGTAGCGCCCGTGCCGCCATAGGCAACGCCAATGGTTCCAACATCGCCTGTGCCGAGCAGCGATCCACCGCCGACAGTCTTGATGTTCGTGCCGCTAATAAGCGCGGTCTGCTTGCCGTTAAGCTGCGTCTGGATCGACGAGGTCACGCCGTCGAGGTAGCCAAGTTCGGCCGGGGA